CAACTTATGCAGTAATTAACTTAGACGATACAAACGCTATTTTGTTCAGTCAAGTAAATCAAAGTTCAGCTCAGACAATGAGAAGGAACTTAGCTAATACGCAAGGTTTACTGTCTTACCAAGTTGAACCTAGTTTTATCACTAATGGTTCTTTAGTACCGGTAAGTACAATGGATCATGATGCAGCGTTAGCGTTGATGGCAACTCCAGAGTGGTCGGATCCAAATCCACCAACTGAGTAAATAAAAAAACAATCAAATTTAATTAAATGAAAATCAAAGAAGATCAACTAAAAACAATTCAAGATCAACAACAGCAATTAAATAATATTATACATGAAATAGGTTTATTAGAAAGTAATAAACATAGTTTACTACACCAAATAGCTGAAGTAAATAAAGATGTAGAAGAAATGAAAGCTGAGTTAGAAAAAGAATACGGTGCAGTAAACATTAATTTAGAAGACGGCACTTATACTGAAATAACTAAAGAAGAGGAAGAAGTAGCTATTAGCCATGTCTAGTATAATAAGAAAGATTAGTATTGGTGCAGATTATAAAAATGAAGCTATGCATTACGCAATAAGTCAGCAAGTGTATGGTGGTCATATTATATGTAATATATTACATAATGAACACGATGGTTCATATAATATATACATAAAAAAGAATGATGAAGTTCTTCCTTGGAAAAAGTTCAATTCTAACATGGCAGTTTCAGTAGAATATGATCTTGAATACTAATGAAAACTATATATAGGTTTTTAGTTAAACCTAAAGAACAAAGATACGATAATAAAATAAAAGTAGGGGATAAAGAATTAATTACTAACACAAGAATAGAAACATTTCAGTCTGTTAGTAAAAGAGCAATTGTAGAAGTTGTCCCTGAATATTTTAAAACTGATATCCAACCTGGTGATGAAATAATTATTCATCATAACGTATTTCGTAGATTTTACGATATGAAAGGTAAAGAAAAGAATAGTGCTTCTTTTTTTAAAGATAATTTATTTTTTTGTGACATGGAGCAAATATATTTATATAAGAAAAACAATAAATGGATTTCTAATTTAAATTATTGCTTTGTCTATCCTATATTATCTACCGATGACTTTAACACATTTAAAGAGCAATCTAATCTTGGAATACTGAAACACGGCAATAGCTCCTTAGAAGCCAAAGGAATAACTCCTGGAGCACTTATAACTTTCACTCCAAATTCTGAATTTGAATTTATAATAGATAGTGATCGTTTGTATTGTATGAAATCTAATGATATAGCCTTGACACATGAATACCAAGAAGACAAAGTTAAATATAATCCAAGCTGGGCAAAGAGCTGTTGAGGAATTAATTAAAGTAGCTAAAGAACCTATTGTTGATTCTGGAGATGACGTATCAGCTGATAGATTAAAAAATGCAGCAGCAACTAAAAAGTTAGCTATATTTGATGCTTTTGAAATTCTTACAAGAATAGAAACTGAAAAGGAATTGTTAGAGGATAAACCTAAAAAAGAAGAGAAAAAAGAAGAAAGATCTTTTAGAGGTTTTGCAGAGGGGAGGAGTAAGTGAGTTACGAACAAACACTTTGGAAAGAGATTAAAGATGTTGTAAACCCTAAAATTCTTAAAAAACAAAATAGGTTTAAAAAATGGGTGTATGGTTATAATCCAGATTATGATTTTATTGTAATTAGTAAAACTGGAAAAATTGGAAAAATCATTGAAATACAAAATCTCAGAATTGCTTTACCAGCAACAGATGAACCGTTTAAACGAAGTGAAAATAAAGAGGATCAATACTGGGAAAAACAAGAATATCCAAAAGAATTAGCTAGAATTAAAAGTAGGTTTGATTGGGAAGAATACCCAAACGATTTTAAAGAAAAGTGGTACGATTATATTGACAATGAATTTAAAAAACGAGATGAAGGGTATTGGTTTTATAACAACGGTAGTCCTATCTACATTACTGGTACTCACTACATGTATTTGCAATGGTCAAAAATTGACATTGGATCACCTGAGTACAGAGAAGCAAATAGACTCTTCTTTATATTTTGGGAAGCTTGCAAAGCAGATGCGAGATGTTACGGAATGTGTTATCTTAAAAACAGACGGAGTGGTTTCTCCTTTATGTCATCAGCAGAACTTGTTAATCAAGCAACAATATCAAGTGATGCAAGATATGGTATTCTCTCAAAAAGTGGAGCAGATGCTAAAAAAATGTTCACAGATAAGGTTGTACCAATCTCGATTAACTATCCGTTTTTCTTCAAGCCGATCCAAGATGGTATGGATCGTCCTAAAACCGAACTGGCATACAGAGTTCCGGCATCTAAACTTACACGTAGAAAACTGGAAACAAACGAACAACTTAGAGAGTTACAAGGATTAGATACAACTATTGACTGGAAAAATACAGGAGATAACTCTTATGATGGTGAAAAGCTAAAGCTATTAGCTCATGATGAAAGTGGTAAATGGGAAAGACCTGATAATATATTAAATAACTGGAGAGTTACAAAAACTACATTAAGACTAGGTAGAAGAATCGTAGGTAAATGTATGATGGGCTCAACTTCAAACGCATTAGATAAAGGTGGAGACAACTTCAAAAAATTATACTACAATTCAGACGTTACTCAAAGAAATAGAAATGGACAAACAAGTTCGGGACTCTATTCTTTATTCATCCCTATGGAATGGAATTACGAAGGATTCATGGATTCTTTTGGATCACCTGTCTTTTTTACGCCAAAAAATAAAACGATTGCAGTCGACGGTCTCCCAATTACAATCGGAGTCATCGAACACTGGGAAAATGAAGTAGATGGTTTAAAATCTGACCAAGACAGTTTAAACGAATATTATAGGCAATTTCCAAGAACTGAAGCGCATGCTTTCAGAGATGAAACCAAACAAAGTTTATTTAATCTAGTAAAAATCTATGAGCAAATAGATTATAACGATGAGTTAAACAATAAAGCAAGTGTTACAACAGGGACGTTTCAATGGGAAAAAGGAATAAAAGATACTAAAGTTATATTCTACCCTAAAAAAGATGGTAGATTTAGAATTAGTTGGATACCAGATAAAAATCTCCAAAACAATGTGATTATAAAAAATGGAGTAAAATACCCTGGTAATGATCATGTTGGAGCATTTGGATGTGACAGTTATGATATCTCAGGAACAGTAGATGGCAAAGGATCTAATGGTGCATTACATGGTTTAACTAAGTTTTCTATGGAACATGTTCCACCTAATCATTTTTTTTTAGAATATATAGCAAGACCTCAAACTGCTGAAATATTTTTTGAAGATGTTCTTATGGCTTTAGTATTTTATGGAATGCCTATTTTATGTGAAAACAATAAACCAAGATTGTTGTATTACTTAAAGCGTAGAGGTTATAGAGGGTTTTCAATGAATCGTCCTGATAAAATTTGGAATAAACTATCTACAGCAGAAAAAGAAATTGGGGGTATACCTAACTCTAGTGAAGATATTAAACAATCACATGCAGCTGCAATTGAAAGTTACATTGAAGATTATGTAGGATTACTACAAGAAGGATATGGTGATATGTATTTTCAAAGAACATTAGAAGATTGGGCTAAATTTAATATAAATCAAAGAACTAAACACGATGCTTCAATTAGTTCTGGACTAGCTATAATGGCTTGTAACAAAAATAGGTATAGACCTATACCACATAGAATTAAAGATCCTGTTCGTTTAGGATTTAAAAAGTATAACAATGAAGGATCAACGTCAAAAATAATAAGATAAATGCAAATTTACACTAACATGAATAGTACTTTTCCTGATCAGGTTGTACCTGAAGCAGAGAAAGCAACTTGGAAATATGGTCTAGCTGTAGGAAGAGCTATTGAAGGAGAATGGTTTTCAAATTACAGAGGCGGTGGTTATCGTTTTCAAAGCAATTATAATCAATTTCACAATAGAAGATTATACGCTAGAGGAGAACAATCAGTACAAAAATATAAAGATGAATTGTCTATAAATGGAGATTTATCTTATCTTAATCTAGACTGGAAACCAGTACCTATTATTCCTAAATTCGTGGACATTGTTGTAAATGGTATATCACAAAGAAGTTACGAGGTAAAAACTTTTGCTCAAGATCCAGAGTCAATGCGAAAGAGAACTCAGTATGCTCAAAATATTATTGACGATATAGAAACTGCTAGATACAAC